AGCTTGGAGGAAGAATCTCAAGACATTCAATTCTTGCAAGTCAACTTTTTAATATCAACCTCGCCAACTTTGATAAAAACAAAACACATGCAATGGAGTATTACCTTGCAAAGAAAACAAGATATGCAGGAAGTTATGGGATGTGGGGCAATACAATGTCAGAGCAGCTTGCTAAGGAAGCTCATTTTTTTCCTAAGCAAGTTTGTGATGAGCTTCTGAAAAAATTCCATGCAGCCGAGCCTCTTATTATAAATGTTTTTCAGAGATATATTGAAAACAATCTAAACAAAACAAAGTGCCTAAAAACTCCCATAGGAAGAGTGAGATATTTTTATGGTCTTAGAAGCTTTTCAGATAACAGTAAAATATATAGAGAAGGCTATAGCTACATTCCTCTATCTACTACTGGTGATAATAATGGGCTTGCTATTCTTTATCTCTATCCTTTTACTAACTCTATTTATGGTAGTGGAGAATTGGGTGGACAAATTATCCAAGAAGTCCACGATTCAACTACCTTAGAGGTAGATGATTCTCTTAGCAATGTTAAGAAGTCAATGGAGTTTTTAAGACAAGCTTATCACAGAAAGATAGTTTTTGAGAATGGTTTTGAAATGGAAATTCCTATAGAGTTTGAAATTGGCTATTCTCTTGGTTCTATGAAAGCTTTTAATACTGAACAAGAACTTGATATTATTTATCCTTTTCTAAACAAGAACTAAAGTGCAAAAATGCCCAGACAGCTAAAGAGTTCATGGATAGATACTTATGTCAATTCAATTATTCCAAGCTCAGATGCTCCAGAAAATTTTCATTTTTGGTCGGCAGCTACTATTGTATCTGCTGCTTTGCGTAGGAATATATACTATGTAAGAGGCGCTCGTAAGCTTTTTGCCAATTTATACACTATTCTTGTTGCTCGTCCTGGTATTGGAAAAGGTGAGAGTATTATTCCAGCAAGTGTGATTTTGGAGAAAAGCAATACCGCAAATATGCTTGCTGATAGGCTTACAATGCCTCATATTATTAGTAGAATGCACAAAGGATTTCAAAGAATAGGACAGAATAGCATAGGCTTTGACCACACAGCTTGTATGTTTGCTGAAGAGCTTAGTACTTTTATGCGAGCTTCAGAAGAAGAGCTTGATACTCTCAATCAATTATGGAACTCCCCAGATAAATATGGAGCAGGAACAGTAGCAAGGTCAGATGAGACTATTGAGAATCCAAGTTTTGTATTACTAGGAGGAACTACTCCTAAGTGGCTTTGTAGAAGCATTCCAGAACATGCAGCCGGCGGTGGTTTTACAAGAAGAGTTAATTTTGTGTATGCTAAGAACAATTCTAAAATAACTCCATTTCCTAAGCCTTGGACTCCACCACAAGTTTTAATTGAAGATTTAAAACACATGGGTACTTTGCAAGGGGAAATGGTTTTGACACAGGCAGCGATTCCGGTGTTTGAAAAGCTTTACAAAGAATGCAAAGTAGAAGATGATTTTGATGATGAAACTTCGGCTACTTATAAAACAAGCCAGTGGACGAATGTTGTAAAACTTGCTATGGTTCTTAGTATTTGTCAATCAGATTCTATGATGATTGATAAGAATACTTTGGTTAGGGCTATTAAGTTAGTAGAACAAGTAAGACATGACCTGGGTTTGGTTTTTAGCTATATAGGAGAATCAGACACAGCAGCAGCAGGGGCTAAGGTAGTTGAGTTTATTAACAAAGTAACATATGCTACAACTTCTCAGATAATGAGGCATATGTCAAAGGATACAACATATGACATATTAACAAATACAATCCTTCCAACATTGGTTCATGCTGGGATTTTGCAGATGCTTAACTTAGGCAATACAACAAAGTACTTTGATCCAATCCACCTTCAAGAGCTTCAAAAACAACAAGCAGCTAAGGCAAAAGGAGGAACACCTTGAATCTACATGTTTGGTATCCGACAATTCTTAAAAAAGACCATGTTTTATGCCTAACAGATTTTTTTACTAAAATGGTCAAAAGAATTGTAGCCGGGCAACTTAGGTATGAAAAACAAGGACCTACTTCATACTTAAAATGGTTAGAGCAAGAAACAAAAGCCTATAAAAAAACAGGTAATTCAGAGCATCTAATCAATGCTGCTAACTATGCCTATCTAGAATCAGTATTTCCAAGTCATCCAAAATTTCATTTTGACCCAACAGCAAAATCAATAAGGAGAAAAGAAAGCTAATGGCTAAAACAACCTCAGAAACTTTTGTGGATAAGAGAAGGATTGGGAAAGCAGAAGCTAAGACTATCTGTTCTTGTGGTGAAAACTATGTAATGGAAGACTCAGAATTTTGTAACCTTTGTGCAAATAAATTAGTAAAACAAGCACAAGAAGAAAACTACCTAATCCCCCTCCAAGCAGTCGGCGCTCGCATGTTCGTAAGAAACGATGATTCAATGATTCGATCAGGTATGATTTATATCCCTGACAATGCCCAAAGGAGATCGACAATTGGAGTAATTATTAATCTTGGTCCTGATATTCAGAATCAAGATTTAAAGCTGGGTATTAGAATTATGTTCGATCAATATGCTGGAAGGGTAGTAGAAATAAGAGGATACAAGAACATAACTCTTGTAAGAGAAGATGAAGTACTTGCAATTGTAACTAAGAGCCTGAAGGAAATTGAAGAAAGTAGTGCAAGCAATGGATAGTCAAGAGAGCACACAGTCTAGTGATCCCATTCACGATTTGGCACACGAAATTGCCAACATTAAAGCATACAGTCCTGCACTGCTTTTTTATGAAACCGTGGAGGTCATTTATGGGATTCTTAAGTCGTCACCTTTGTTAAAAGATGATGCTCAGTTCTTTAGTAGTTAAGAAAAAATGGAGCAGTAAACAAAAAAATAAGGCCAGCCCAGTATCTAGCCAAGCTGGCCTTTTCATTTTATTCTTACCATATTAAAAGCCTATTACTTCATTTTCTTCTTGAACTTCTTTGGCTTCTTTTTCTTCGACTTTTCATAATCAAAGTCGCCGGGTTTCACTTTTGGCATTTTTGCCTCCTTGTTAAAATTAACTGCAACTAAACCTTAGTAGCTTTTACACTCTTCTTACCACCAGATTCCTGGCTTGCAATGCACTTGCCTTTTACAAAACCAGGAACACTTCCTTCAGACATGTGGCTAAAACCACACTCTTCCATTACATTGCAACTAGCCTCATTAATCTCACGAGTTTCTTCAACACTGTGAGCATCTTTGATAGCACTTTCTTTTGTGTATCCACCAGCCATTGTTTTTCTCCTTTGTTTTATTATTGATTCTGCCCACTAAAAATCTCACTGAAAGCACTCTCTACTTTTCCAATTCCCTTGTTTAAAGTATTTGTAATAGCTCCTTTCTCCAAGAAATTCTTTTTCTTTGGCTGGCCGAATATTTCATGTGTTGCAATAGGACCAACAAAAGGTGTGTGGCTTACTAAATATCTTTCTCCTGCTTTTTTAAACTTATCCAAATTTCCTTTAAAAGCAGCATTTCCCACATCCCATACTTGTCCTGCTTCTTGACCAAAAGGCCCTAGCAGAGATTCCAAAGCCATTGTCTTATCTCCATAAGACAAAGCCATCATAGCATCATACATAATAGGAAGGCCAATGCTATAAGCAATGTTATCTATTGTCCTTTCAAGCACAAACTTCTTCCACTTTTCAGGAGAATCCATATACTCCCCTGGTCTTTGTTTCAAATTTCCATATTTAAGCCAATTAGAAGCATCTGCAACAGCCTCTCCTACCATTGGATAGATAGTTGCAAAATACATAAGTGGTCTTAAATTCCCTTGTTTTGCAGGCTTTGCAATGAAATCATTTATAAACTTTCCTGATTGAAATTGCATTTTTTTATAAAGAAATAAAGCTCTGCCAAGAGCACCAGTTTCAAAACCTTTAGCATTACCAATAGCAACTCTCCCACCTCTTGCCATAGTAGGCAAAGTAGAAGCATCTCCCCTATACTGTGTAATATCAGAAGTTCTCTTTGCTGCCATTAACTTATCTCTTTCATCAAGACCAGATTTTAAAGCCTTATCTGGATCAATATGCAATTCATGAAAGTATTCTCTAATCCATTTATTTGTAGGATCTTTTTTCAACTTAGCCAAAGCATCTTCTACAAAATTTCTTCCAGCAATTGCTGAGAATATTCTTCTTTGTTTGTCTAGATAATTTGCTCCATTATACTTCATGATATAAGCCCCAGGATCTTGCATAAACTTCGGCATCTCTTCCATCCTAAGAGCTTTCATTGTATGATAGTATCCTGCACTAGATTTTAAAGCAAATTCTCTAGCTTCTGGTTCTCCGGTTACAAAGTCATAAACAGTTTTAGCAAAAGGCTTTAGTTCACTAAAAAAAGCCTGACCAGTATTAGCCTTTGCTGCATGAATTAAAGGATTGAACCATTGTCCTATATGTCTCATAGGACTTAAAGAAAGATGGCTAGTTATCATATAACTATTTGTACGTTTTTCAACATTGGATTTAGAACTCATAGGCTCTTCATTCCAAGGTTTAAATCTTTCTACAAGCTCTCCAGTTTCTGGGTTTATGGTAGGAATTAAATATGTTTTAATCCTTCTACCAAGATAAGCTTCTGTTATGTTCTTCGCATAAACCCAATCCATTCCAGAGCCAGTTTCTTTTTTAATCCCATCCAAGGCTCTTGCCACATTTTCATCATTCGGACCAAACATCTTATGTTCAGTTAAAACATGAGAAGAGTCAGAATAAAACTTAGCAAGACTTTCTACAGCATGTTTGCCTTCATAGCTAGGAAAGTTTGTTTTGTTTGCTTGTAAATCTTTTAATATATCTCTAGCACTGCCATTGCCTTGCATAGAAGCTTGAGTTAGTTCAGTAACAGTACTGCGAATATTTGGAGCCTCTTGTTGCAATAAACCATGCAACTTCGATCCGGGCTGGACTCCTGTAGTAATTCCTTTCTGTACATAATCATTCAAACTGCTAAGTTCATCTTTAGAAACTTTACCCAATCCATTTAAAAGCCTGGACGCGTGTTGTTTGGAGAAATTAGTCTCTGCCTCTGGCAAGGCTTTTTCAAGCATGTCTTTAAGCTTGGGTCCCCATTCTTTGGACATGTTTGTAATAGTTTTAAACTCGCTTCTTCCAAATTCTCTAGCAGCAAATTCAAAGCCTTCTTTAGCAATATCAGGAATTGCTTTGCTTGCTGCTTCTACAATTGGAGTTACAATGCCTGCCATTATTTTTCTCCTCTGCCCCTTGCCATTTCATTCAAAAACTTCTCAAGATTATCAGTTTCTTGTGGCCCTGTTTCTAAAAGCTTTGGCTTTGCTTCACTCATTCTTAATTTCAATCTTTCAAAAGCATTCCTTCCAGGCTTGCCTTTTAACTTCTCAGCAAGTTGCTTGCTAGGATTCAAAGCATCACTAGCTTTTTGCAACTTATCTACAGCCCTAATAGCATTGCCTTGAGGCTCTTGGAGAGCACCAGAGATATTGGCATCAGTAATTTTACCTTTAGTTTTTTTCCAAACTTTAGGAACTTCTAAAGTAGTACCAGCTTCAGCATCCTTTGCTTGTTGTTTAATTAAATCCTTAACTTTGGCTCCATGTTCTCTAACCTGTGACTCTGTCATTTTTGTATTATCTATTACAAATTTAACAAAGTCAGCGTCTCTTTTAGATTTAGTAGCTTGCGCAGATATGTATGAAGCTTTATCTATATCAGAAGCAAAATTAAGCTCAAATCCTTTTCTCCCATAAGAATATCTTGGTTTAGCACCAGAAAGCTCTTGAGGTAATTTGCCTTTTACTTGTTTTACTGTTGCCCCTAAAGCCTTTCCTTCAACCTTCGGTTCTTCTTTTGCTTTATTTATAATTTGATCAATTTGTACTTTTTCATGTGCAAAAGGATCATCTTTTACAACCTTTTCAGTTGCTTCTTTTACTTGTTGCTTAGCAGTTTGCAAAGTCTCTTCTAATTTTGACAAAGCATCTTTACCAGCTGTCTCTGCCATTGGCCCTGCTTTTTTACCAAATTTGCTTGCTAACTTTCCAAGTATCCCTCCAAGTCCCATTCCTGTTGCAGTCATTCCTGCAAATTCTTTTGGAGTATCAGAAAAAGGAATTGCTCCTGCTGAGTTATGAATTAAAGATTTAACCAAACCTGGAAACTTAGTAGCTCCTGTTAAACCTTCGGCTACTTTTTCTATCGGCCTTCCTGGAATACTTTGTCCAGCCATTTCAGCTAACTTCGCCTTAATAGGATTTTCCTCTTCATAATTACCACTAGCAATCTTTGCCTTTTCTGCTTGCTTGTCAAGTAATCTTCTTATAATATTATTGGGTCCAACTCCTAATCCTATTCCACCTACTTTAGCTACATTACTAGCCCCTTCCATTAAACCTTTAGCAGCAGAAGGAATAAAAGAATCTGCTTCACCGGCTGATTTATTTCCTTCCATACCAAATTTTGCTTGGTGCTGAGGAGGTTGTGAACCAAAGTCTGAAATTGGTTGCAGTTTATCTGCAAGTTTTCTACTTAAGCTATCAGATTCATTTGTTGTAATTTGACTAGACCCTCTCTGCACACTTCCAGAGTATCTTTCTTTAAAAGCTTTCTTTGCTTGTTCTACTTGGCTTGGGTCAGTTTTTAACCTAGGCTGCACAAATTTCTCAAATATCCTATCCATAAACAAATCAGCCTTTGGAGAAGCAAGGATCTTTGCTTTCTTCTTTGGATCAAGAACATCGAGAAGTGTATAGTCTTGAGGCATTTTACTGATTCATTGTATCTAGTAAATCTTTATCTACAATACCAGACTGTGCTTTATCTGCAAGATCCCTAGCTTGCTGTGCTTTCTTTTTCAAATCTAAAACAGCAGGATCATCAGTAGCTTTTGGTGAAGCACTTGCACTACCTTTCATCAGCTCAGTAGCTTGCTTTTCATAAGCAATAGCAGCATCAGAATTAATCTTAGAAGCAAGCTGCAATTGTTTTTGCCCGTTACCATTAATCACAGCCTCTCTATACTTCTGCATATCTGCTCTTTGTTCTTCTGCAACTTTAATACGAGCATATTCAGGACCAGCTCTCATTTTCTCAATATCTGCTTGATTTTTCATTTGAGATTCAGCAAGCTTTTGCTGTTGCAAAAGCTGTCTATTCTGCAATTCAAGCTGTGCATTAAACTGTACCTGATCTTGTTGCATTTTCTTCTCATCAAGAGTGAGTCTCTTATTAGCAACTTCAATCTGCTTAGTCTCAGCAGGAGTAGCTTGTAAACTAGCTGCAATTCTAGCAGCAGCTTTTGTTTCATCAGTATCTAAAGGACCAACAGATTGCTGTTTTAAATACTCTGGATTATTCTGCATCTCCTGTATCTGCCTCTGTTGAATCATCTGTTTAATAACATCATCAGGAGCTTGTTGCATTGTAAGAGTCTTTGGTTGTGGCAATTGCTGATTATTTCCTTGCTGTCCACCCTGTCCGCCCATCAGTTTTGCTTTAAGCATCTGCAATAAATTCTGCTTCTGTTGTGGATTCTGAGCTTGTGCAGGATTAGGAGCACCAGATGGAGAGCCTTGCATGTTCATACTTGGCTGCCCTGCATTGCTACCAGGCTGACCCTGGGAAGGCTGTCCACCCTGTGGACTCCCACTTCCCTGACTTTCCCCTGTCATTTGCTTAGCCCTGTCCGCAGTAGCAGCCTGCACAGCAGCTAATTCAGGACTCATTTGAGGTTGCTTCTTATTCTTATTCTGCTTCTGAGCCTCTGCATCTTTTTGTTGTTGTGTTTGGTATTTATATAAATCCATTCCTGCTTTGTGGAACTCTTTCCAATTGTCATCCACGATTTTATTAGCTGTGTCATAATCTTTATTTTCAACAGCTAGAAAGTAAAGTTTTAGCTTGTATTCCAAATCTGCTTTCTTCTTCTCAAAATCTTGTTGCTTCTTTTGATTAGCTTGGTTTATAACATTATTAAAAAGCTGCTGAGCAACAGCACCAGTTCTTGCTTGCTTATTTGCAAAACTAGAAGGCAGATTATTTTCAGGAGTTTGAATTGCCTGACTGCCTCCAGGATTTCTAGGCATTGCTTGTGTAGCTCCAGGAATACCAGAACCTGCAACACTTGGTTTTGCTTGCCCACCAGCAAGAGCCATCGGTGTACCTTGCTTGCCTGCAATATTAGTAGGTGATGCTACAACTCCAGGAATCCCTGGAATTTGTGCTCCTGTTGCTGGTCCTCTTTGTCCTTGTTGTTGCTGCTTAGCCTGTGCAAGCTTTGCTAAAAGAGCAAGCATTTGCTGTGTTTGATCTTGTTGATTAGGAGCAGTTCCAGGAGGAAGATTAGCACCAAGACCTATAATTGGATTAGCTGGTGTTGACATTTAAATCTCCTATTGTGTAGGCCAAAGGAAGTTGATTAAGTTTTGAATTTCAAGATCATTAATAGACTCTCCACCTAGTATTACAGAACCATCACCATTAGCACCACCACCACCTGCTCCTAAGCTTTGCAAAAGCATCAAAGTAGCAAGTTCAGTAGCAGTACCCCCAACTCCAGAATTAACATTTGGAATATTAGCATTTACACTTCCTACTGGCTCACTACTATTTTGATTCGGTAATACAGTAGAATTAGTTTGCATTGCATTCATTAAATCAGCAAGACTTGTTCCAGTAGCCGGCCCTGTATTTGAAGCAACAATTGGATTCTGAGAAGAATAAACATCCTGTTGTGAATTACCTGAATTTCCTTGGCTTCCTTGGTTTGAAACAATTCCTGTACCAGCTGCTCCGCCTAAGCCTAAAAGAATTGAAAGAATGCTACCAAATCCTCCGCTACCACCTAAAGGATTTTGTGCAGAATTTGAACCAAACAAACTAGAAACTAAACCACCAAGCCCTGCAAATGGGCTTGTACTACTACCTTGGGTATTTAAACTAAGCAATCCAGGCAATAAAGCTCCTAACAAACTAAGACCAGTTTGATTATTAACAGTAGGCGGATAGGTTTGGCTAGCACTTTGTTCATTACTTAGCAATGGATTAGTCTGTGGCAAAGTAGCATAAAATTCATTTACAAGTCTATCAATGCTATTTTGGTCCAATGTTTGTAATTGATTCCCAAGTGTATTTGCTTGATTTGTTAAAGTTGTTCCACTTGCAAGAGAATTAGCAACATTCTGAGTATTAGTACCAAGAATGCTTGTATTAGCAGAAAGCATATTCTCAACAGCTGTCTGCATAGCAGTAGTCTGTGCTTGTGTCAAAGCAGCATTCTGACCAAGAGCAGTTTGCTGATAGTAATTTGCAAGAGCATCTGCATTAATACTGCTATCAATATTCCCACTAGCAGCATTCTGTCCTTGTAACAAAGCAGCATTCTGTGCAATATTCTGTTGCTCAGAAGCAACCATAGCTTGCCAAGCAGGAGTTTGGTCAATTAAATCTCCTGTAGAAGCAAGCTGCTGCAGCCCAGATGGAACTTGAATATTATTATTCCCTTGAGCACTTTGCATTAACTGGCTCAAATAAGGAGTACCAGTAGTATTCCCTGTTTGCAAAGCCTGGTTTAAATTACTAAGCAGAGTCTCCAAAGGAGCACTCAAACTCCCAGGATACTGAGGAAGTCCTGTGCCTATTTGACTTTCCAAATAATCATTTAAAGCATTTGTAAGATTCGGATCTTGTGTTGAAACAATACCAAAAGCATTATTCAAAGCACTTGTAATTGTAGGAGTACTTGCTCCTTGTCCTGGTGCAGTTGGAGTTCCAGAACTTCCACTTCCTCCTAAATTATATCCAAACAATGAAAGTAATTCTTCAAGTGAATTTAAATTAATCCCAGTCCCTGTACCAGCCGCATTTCCTCCAACTGAAGTTTGATTACCTAAGACTGTAGGTAAGCTGCCTTCAGAATTTGTAGGAGCACCTAAAGTAGCTCCTCCCGAAGCATCACCACCTGGCAAAACACTAGACCCTGCAACTACTGGAGGCAGTAAAGTAGCAGGCGGAGGTGTAGTATTTGGCGGAGTATATCCAGCATTGACATTTGCAACACTATCCAAACTCCCAAAAGGATTAATAGCAGTCTCAGCACCAGAGTATTGCTGAATTAACTGATTAAACTGCTGTAATTGCTGCGGATTCAAAGCAGCAAGCATTCCATTCCAAGACTCTGGAGTATATCCTACCGTGCTACCAGAAGACCATTGATTTGAAGCAATTCCAGGAGCGCTAAAAACACCATTAGTCTCAGTAACCTGTGGAGCATTTTGCATCAAAGACATTAACTGCGCCCAGTCAGAAGTCCCAGCTTGGGCTGCTTGTCCAACAGTACCATAAGCTCCATTTTGAGTAGTAGAGGTATTGCTAAACAAAGTAGCAGGATTTGTAGAAGCCCCAAGATTTGGAAAAGCACCACTTGCCATTATATCCTCCTAAGTGGACAACCAATTAAATGTCCGTTTTTAGACTTAACTTCCCAAGGAAGACGAAAGCAATAAGGACATCTTCCTTTTCCAATTTTAGCCAAAAGCTCTTGTGCTTTTTGTAGCAAAGAACTCATAACTATGATCTCCAAGCACTAATCCTTCTAATCCTTGGTCTGAGCATATTAGTCTCAGTGCTTCTCCAAGCTTCTCTTTCTCTTTTCTTCTTTCTTCCTTTAAGCAATCCAATAAGCCCTGGTTGGCTAGGATCACCATAAAGCTGGGATCTTATAGCAGCTGCACTATCATATTGCCCGAGATCATTAAAACCTCTAAGTGCAGCTCCGTATACAATAGCCTCCAGCCAATCATTAGGAAGCAGAATTACTGTAGTATTTAAATTTCCAGCAGCATTAAAATAATCTGTAATCGGATGTTGCTGAATGCCTCTTGCTTGTGTTTGATAAGCTTGGTCTGGTGTAGGAAAGAAAATAATATTACCCCCAAACCTACACCACTCAATAGGAGTTGAAGGGATTGAAGTTTGAAGCTTATCAATTTCCTGATAGTGACTCGGATCAAGCTTCCTAGACTCTGTATTACTAGGATAATCAATCCACAATGTAATATCTAACATCGTATCCAGAATCAAACCTGAGCTAAAAAAGTCGGTTTCTGGATATGTATTTGTATTTGCTGTTAGGTTGAAAGTCGGACCCAAAACCTCAAGCTCTGCAAAGTCACTTCTAAAATCAGCATCAGAAGCAATTTCAAGCAGAGAATCTCTAATCCACTGATCTGCTAATCCAGTATCAGAAGTTCTATTCTCTACTTTTCTAAGCACAGAAGCTTCTAAGTTTTGAATTGTTACTGACATAACTATCCGCCTTTGCTTTTTACCAAATTACTCAGTATAAATAAAAGCATTCCCAGTATCTAACCTAGGAATTTGTACTCCTCCCCTAACCCAACCAATATGCCCGCTTCTTAAAGTTTTAAGATCCGCTTCTCCATGAGCTTCCCAGATTGTTTGACCTAGAGCATTTTGAACAATTAGAGTATCCAAAGCATTTAAATAATTAGCAAACTCAATCTGAGCAACTTTAATATCAACAGATCCTGTAGGAGCAATAGTAGCAGTAAAACCATTCCCTCCAATATTATCAGTAGCCTTCTTCCCCCCCAAAGGCTGATCTGGTAGAATTGATGTAGGAGCATCAGCAGAATTTATAATCCACTGTCTTGAACCAATAGTCATAAGCTCTCCTTAGAAAACAAAAATAACAAAAGCCACGCCACTTGTGGCAGTTACTTTAATCTGTGTTGATGTGTAAGCTGCACTTCTCCAAACATCCCCTGTTGCTCTTTTATCCACAACAAACCAACCAGTAGGTATTCTCATTAACTGATGCACTAAAGTTTGCTGTGAACCAGTTCCTGTAAAAGATATAAACTGACCATTTATATTACCTTGACTCGGCGCACCGCTTGTATTTGCACCGCCTAAGCTAATATTACTATTAAAAGCTTGTGCAAGTAATCTCCAGTTTTCTCTAATCTTATTAATAACAAATTTAATATTAGGATCTTTAACATCAGCAGTTTTAATACCTACAAGATCAACAGGAATATTCATGATTAAGTACCAAAGTTTGGATTTTTATATTCACTATTAAGTTCATAGATAAAAGCAATTTCATAAATCTTAATAATATTACTATTCCCATCTACATTAAAAGTAATAGTATACTGAAATTGCAGCCCAGAAAATCCAGCAGTAGAACCTGATGTTGAACTGCCATTAATATTAGGCCCTTCTATTGGAATTACAGTTTCACATATTTGGCTAGTATTAAAGGTCCCATTAGGCTCAGATAAAATAAGATTTACAGTTTCAGCAGTTTCTCCTCTTTCATTTGTCAAAGAAAAACCAAGATTAACATTACCAAGCTCTCCCGAAGTAACCCAGTCATTATAACCATAAGTAATTCTGATTCTATCAATTCTCTTATTGTGTTTTCTATCTTGAAATACTAAGTTTCCTGAAACATAAGCAGGAGATTCACATTCTGTTGAAGGTAAAGAAGTTCCAGCTCCTGTTCCTAGTTGCCCAATTAAACCATTAATATCACCAACTAACAAACCATCAGGATAAGAAAATGCAGTAGGTACTATCTCACCCATAATAACAGGATAAAAAACAGTAGGAGTACCGCTTGCGGAAAAATCAGGAAAACTATACTTTGTCCAATTTTGCTCATAAAAATTAAAACACCAAGCGTTAAACTTAAGGTTAGAATCTCCACAAAATAACCAATATGCTTTGTAAGCTTGGCCAAGAGCTAAGTTACTTGTAATAAAGCCAAATATAATAGACCCTGCTAAACTACTTAAACCAGAAGTTAAATCAGCATAAATAGCATCTCTAGCCCCTATTCTACTCCTTCCATCACTACTTGGAAAATCACCAATAGGAGTAAAAATGCTACCATTAAAATCCCAAATATTCTCATCTCCTACATAAACCATTTCCTCTTCACCATAAACAGCAAGTGATTTAGGAAATCTAGTACCCTTTCCTTTGTCTCCAAAAGCATCATAGCTAAAAGGAGCTAAGCCATTTCCTGTAGGAGACATTTGTGTATAACCACCATGGCGAAGAATATAGATATTGCCATATATCTTCCCCATACCCATTATTGGCCCAAGACTATCTGCAAGATTTGTCGCTGTAGTCCCTGGAATTGAAGTACCAGTCCCCCAAGAAGTAGGATCACCTGGTAATGAAGTCATTACCATTTGTGGAAAAGGACCACCAGAGATTCCTGCTCCAGTAGCACTTGATACATTTGCTGCTATGCAATAGCTATTAAGCTCCTGTAAGTAAAAAGCACTTGGCGCTGTAGCACTTGCAGGCTGATAATCATGTCCAGTATTTCCATCCCAAGTCCAAATAACATCAGCACCTTGACAAAAACAAAGTAGTCCATTTACTACAGTCCAAGAAAGTAAATTACCAGAGTTAGTAATACTTCCTGTAGAAGGAGTTAATGCAGTCCAGGCTATGGGATTTAATGAAGAAGCATAATACAATTTACCACCTTGAATAACATTTTCATGCTGACCACCAATAGCATCAAACCAAGCAGCTATCATTTGTAAATAAGAGTTAGAACCCAAAGTAGCTCCAGTAGCAGCTACTTGTGTCAAAGCAGGTCTTGTTGTTAAACCTGCTTTATTAAACAGTATATTTCTAACATCATAAAATCCACTTTGTTCAGCCAAATCAGGAGCTACTTGAGATAATATTCCACCAAAAGGTCCTCTTATAACAAGTTCAGGACTCTCATCTTCAAGCCTTGTAAGCTGTGCTTGTCTGTTTGGCATAAAAAGTTAATTCAAATACTCAGCTTCTGCTTTCTTCCAAGCCTCAATAAATTGTTTCTTATCATTTTCTGTAGCTTCACGAAGACCAGGTAAAATCATATGATCTAAAAAATCTTCGGCTTTAGGCATAGGTTTATTATTCAATATAGCATCTTCTCTAACCTGAGCATAAAAATCTCTCAAATTCATCTCAGTAATAGGCTCTGCCGGGTTTTGATTTAAAACCTCTTCCAATCTTTCTTTTGTAAATTCCATTAAAGTTCCAAGCTCCTTTTAATCTGTCCAAATCTTTTTTTAAAAACTTGCCCAAGATCAGTTCTATATTGCAAATCAGGCACTCTAATCTTCTCAGCTTGCTTTACACAATCATCCATTGTAGCTTCAATTGTTGCCCCACTTGCCATTGCAATGCCTATCATGCCATAACTTGCACTTGTTACAATTTCTTCTTGGTCATTTAATTTCAAATTATAAGGATAAAAACTCGGCGAAACTAATTTCTTAGCACTCAGCCCAGTAGGAATATCTCCTGTATTTATAGAATCTTCAAAAGGCCAAGGGCTAATACTAAGTTTTAAACCTCCACCATATCTTCCATCTTGAAAATAAGCTCCTTCTTCTCTAACTTGCCCCTTTGCTCCATCAGCCAAGAAAGCACCAAGCTCTCCTGAGAGAATTGTCGACAATAAAGTAGGTGTCGCATCATATCCAAATCTAGGGGTAAATTCGAGAGCATAAATACTGCCACTTTTACTGTTTGTACTTCCTTGTCCTTCTTTGGCGATGATGGCATTGACATCTAGGCATCCTGTGTATTCGTTTTCTTTGCAAAACTTGAACATCTTTTCAATAGTCTGCTGTGTCAAAACTGTGCTATCTGTAGTCCAAACAACATTTCCAGAACACCCACCACTTGGACCAAGATCATCATTCATTAAATGCTTAGTCTCAAGAGTATGATTTCCTGGAAATATTGGCTGTCCTTTGCTAAACCAAACTTCTGTTGAAATATCAATTCCCGGAATAAATTCCTGTAAAACAAACTCCACATTCCCAGTCACCAGCTTTTTATAATGCTCAAACATCTTAATAAGACTTTCTGAATCTTTAGAAACAAAACTAGGAATATTACCCGAATCAGATCCAGAAGGCTTAAATACAAATCTACTATTAGGCTCCTGTTCATTGATAAATGCCTCTGCTTCTTCAAAGCTATTAAAATTCTTGCTAGGTGGTACTTTGATCTTATATTGTTTCATTATCTCTGATGCAAACTTCCTATCCATTTCTAGTTTATCTGCTAAGAGCGATCCGCCCAGAACAGGGATTCCATGACTTCTAAACACATCTGCTATTAAACCAAACCCTGTACAATCACATATTACAATTTCTGGCTCAAACCTACCAACCTTGCTGAGGCTATCTATTAAAATCCCCTGTCCAATAGCCTCAGCTTCTGTCCTTCTAGCAAAAAATAAAACATCATTCCCTTCTTCCTGAACTCTGTGTGCAAGTCCAAAACTATCTCCAGCATCTGAAAGAAAGAGAAATCTCATATCTTTTTCTCACCTATCATTCTCCCAATATATCCTACAGCAAGTACCACAAGTGTCTTAAGAGTTTCAGTAGCCTCACCAGGCTTTGCAAATCTCGTCAAAGCCCAAAGAGAAACTAAGAAAATAGTAAGCAGAATTAAAAGATCAAACTTATCCTCTAAAAATTGCTGCATAGTCTAATTCCTATTTCCTAACCATCCCCATAATTCCTTCAATTGCAGCAAAGAGAAAGAGGATAAAAGCAATAATTCCCATTGCTCTGTTTTGGAAACTTGTTAAATCTTCTATCTTGTCAATAACTGCTTTCTGTCCTACTTTTAAATCCTCTAGTGAAGATTCTGTATTTTCTTTCATATTGTAAAAATTAGCCTCCAGTACACTAATCCTAGTCTCGAAATTACTCTCAGCCATAACTTCCTCCGATATTTTTAGTTATAGTTGAAGTGAAGATGGAAACCAATTCCCTGAATTTCAATTGTTCCTGTATTTGCAAGAACAATATCAAGCTCAGCAACAAAGTTTGAAAGATCATCTACATTCATTACTGGAGTTGTTACTGGGCAAACTTGAACATAAGGCCCAGTGCTAGGTACTGTAAGTGGAAATATTGGGTTTGTTAAAGGATAATTATTTACAACATTCGCTACATTATTTGCATAAACAATCTCATCCAAAGTCACAGCAACAGAAGTAACAGATACAACACCTGGTTGGTAAATTACAACAAGGTTATCAATCTGAAGTCCTTTGTTTGGGGGAAAGTTATTTGGAGTAAATTGTGTCTGCCCCTTATAAGGTGGAAAACCTGAAACTCCTACAGGAGCATTTGCCCCACCAAATTCCTCTTGAAAAAAAGGCCCAACTTCTATAAGCCTTCTAAGCTGAGAAAGACAAGCAACTACCCTAATAGTCGCAGCCCCACTAGCAGTGCCATTAAAACTAAAATCTCCCTCAGTATTTCTAGTCAAGGCTGGATTAGAACTCCAAGAGCCACTATAAAGCAAAGAAGCATCACAAGCTCCTTTAAAAATCCACCCTCCAGCCTTTGCTGTATCCCCTCCCCAATTTGCTGCTGATCTTCCCATTGTGTCCTCCTGTTTAAAAATCATCCCACATATTATTGTTAGTATCTGCTCTCTTAATAGCAGTCATGTTTTGAAGCTCAGTTCCTACATCTTCCAGAACTTCTGTTCTAATCACTGGCATGATATAAGAATCTGGGTTATCATAACAGTGCTCAAAACAAAGCAGCAATCCATTCTGCATTCCCATTTGAGGTAATCTATAAGGCCAGCCACATCTATCACAGAAAGACCAGGCACTTATATGCTTTCCTGCTCTTGCTGTAATATGTATTGACATAAAATTACCTCAATTAACAATGAGAACTAATAACCAATACATACATAAGACCAAGTATCAGAATTAGAAGTACCTGAAACAAAAGTAACTGCTGTTGCAGAAATAGCCTCTGCTCCTGTTGTATAAGCATGGCCATTGGAATTAGTTGTGCTACAACTATACGAAGTAGCAGAACTAAAAGCCGGCATTCCTGTAATAGCAAAAGTAGTAGCAGAGCTTACTGTATAAGTACCATAAACTACTTTAAGAGGTTGCCCAAGTGTAGTAGGAGAAGCACAAGAAGAAGAGCTTCCACAACTAACAAGACCAACAGAATTACCTACTCCTGCACTTGCTCCTGGGATATTACCAACATAAGTAAACGTCACACTTCCAGTTCCACTGAAAGTAAGAATATTTACTTCCACAAAATTAGAAGCAATGCTCCCAAGATTATAAACCCCAGAAGAAGTACAAGTCTGAGTAGCACCTCCTGTAAGTGCTGTATAAGAACCTCCATAAGTAGAAGCACCTTGCAAAGCAACAGTACAAGTACTTACAGTTCCAGTAGCCGTCCAAATCAAAGTATGAGAAGTAATACCAGTCCCAGTTTGATTCATAATCGGCATTGTCACTGGACCACCTGTTGCAAGAAAAGTCTGGCTTTGCATAACAGGAACAGTTACTTGAGCCCGAGCAAAAGACAAAGAACAAAGCAAAACCCCAAAAAACAAAACAAACTTCTTCATATGTCTTCTCCTTTTAAATTAATTTAAACAATGCTCACAACCAATTCCTGGACCTTCTTTACTTTGTAAAAGACAAACAAAGTAAACAGCCTCATTTGGAATTGTCATAATAGTTTTGACTTTAAGAGCAAGCAAACTAAGGAGCATTCGTTGCCCAAGTTCCCACCCAAGAAGTTGCACCAAATACAAACCTCATAATAGCCAGTTCCTTTACACTCTGAGTATCAAAATCATCAGCAGCAGCAGTCTTGAGTTTCATTCTCTCAACATACTTCAATTGGTGACTAGATTTCTCAGGCAACAAGAACCAAGCACTCTGACTTGTTAAATACTGCCAAGTCATAAAATTAAGCCCATCACCTAGCAAGGCATTAATTTCATTATCAGTTGTATAAGGTTTATTACCAGAACCAAGAATCTCACGAGCAATCCAAGTCAATTCTGGTGGAATAAGCAAAGTCTTCGGTCGAATTTCCCAAGGAAGTCCTGAAGAAGTAATACCACGATTATATTGGTTCAAAGCAAGCTGCAAAGCACTTACAGACAAATCCACATCAGTAGCAGGGCGATTAGGATATGTTCCTGCAAGTGAAATAACATTACTAACCCCAGGCCCAAGATTGGTAGCAGCAACACCACCAAGCAAAGGATGCTGGTTATTAAACAAAGAAACTCCATCAGTAGTAGTTACTGAAGTAGTAAAGCCAAGATTGAAGATATTAGCTGCCTGCATTTCTACAGTAAACATAGCAGCCCTAGCAAGTGCTTTAGGCATCTTTTTGATAATATCATAACACTCATCATCAAAAAGCTCAAAGCTTGCTCTCATAGCCAAGGCATAGGTAAGGGGCAAATAACGCTTAGACCCACCTTCTACGATAGTAGTATAACCTACCGAAGTCCCCTCATCCTTCAAAGCCAAAGCACCAATATCCCCATACTCTGCCTCATCTTCAAAGAACCTATCTGACTTCTCTTCATTAAAAATATGCTGCCACTTACTAGCCCGCATAGCCAGGTTTAAGAAATGTACAAAGACATGCTTAAGCCCTGGGGCCATGCTAAGAGCATACTGTTCTCTTACCATTGTTCCTGTAGGCATTCTTTTTTCTCCTTTTCAAATTTAAAAACACAAAATAAAAGCCTAACAAACAACTAAGCAATTCCCTGCTGTGAAGCCGGCAGAACGGTGAAATAAACCCCACGAGCATCTGAGGCAGTTGTGTTAACATTAGCGTCAATATTAACAATCTTAACCACAGCAGAAGCTCCTGTTTTTGTCTTATCCACATACCAATGACCATCAGTGTCAATAGACATGCCATAAGCCAAACCAATATCAGTTTGTGCAGCAGTCTGACTTGGTCCTACTTCACCAAAGAAAACAGTATCATTATTTGCAACTTCTACTGAAATCTTTCCATCTTGAACAGGAGCACCTACTGGGATCTTTACTGCACTAGCCTCATTAGGAACCCCACCAGGAATTGTAAGAGTTTGTGCAGTGCCTTTGGTTGTTAAATTATTCCCAGCGGGCAATACAAATCCTTCAATTCCAGCAGCAACAGTAGCTCCATCCCAAGCAATCAAATAACCAGCATTTGCTCCAGCAGTAGCAACTTCTACTGGAGTACCAGCTTTAAAAGTATTGCCTGCTCCTTCAAGAAGCCTTGCAATAACTGGCTGATGCTGGCTTGTAGAAAACCAACTGTGAATTTCGACACTAGCCATGTTTATATTCTCCTTTTTAAATTAACTACTAAACAACAACTACAAACCAGCTCTCTTAGACTCATCAAGATCAGGGAGATATGAAGTAAGTCCTTTATTGACATTCATAGCAATACTCATATGACTCTCTCCCCTCTTTGTCTCTCCTTCAATTGGAGTATCAATCTTAGGATCAGAATGAATTTCCTTTCCAGTAATAGCATCTTTCCCAACAAGAGTATTTGTCAAAGAATCCTTAGCAACTGCATTCTGTCTTTGCAAACGAGCTTGTGGAGAAACAGCAGCAAAGGCTCTTTGGTCTTTTGCTTTAAGAGCAGCAGCATAAAGCTCCTTTGGAATCACCATTAAAACAAGCTCTCCCCAATAAAAATGCCCATCTTTTGAAGAAAGCCCTGCGACTTCTACATCATCTACTGTAGCAAGCCTTGCTCCAATTCCCTTACCTTCCCAAAATCTAACACCTACTCCAATACCCTCACTCTTGTTATGCACCCATCTTGCCATAAAAGCAGGGTTCTTACAAGTAACCTTCTCCACAGATAATTGCTCCATTGGAATGGCAACAATTGGATCTGACAAAGACCCTTCATAATCCTGTGAAAAGGGCCTTGGCTTTCTTGGTTGCTGACCGTGTTCTGAAAGAATCTGTGCAATCTGTTCCTCACTAAGCTTCGGCCTAGTATTCTGTGTAGTCATCACCGGAGATTCATTTGTTGCCATTTTGCTATCACTTCCTTCTTGTGTTTTATTTACTTCAATTTTCTGTGTTTGGTTATTGATTCCTTTTAGCATAAAGCTTCCTAAGCAGTAGCAGCAGCAATGTATTCTTCTTCACTCATTCCAAACTTAGCAGCAGCTTCTTTCTGATCTTGAGTAAGCTGAATCTTTGCATTGCCTCTGCCATCATTGGCATTTCCACCAGCAGAACTCCCCACTTCCAAGCTACCCTTTTCCTTATTAATATGAGCAGCAAGCTTCTTTAAATTCCTCCCCATAACAAGCTCTACAGCTGTAGGATACATAGAAGCATTCAATCTCTGTTCTACAGTCAGAGTTTTAAACATAGCTTCACACTCATCATGCAAAACATCATAAGCAATCCTGAGATCAGGATTATTCCTAATTTGTTCCATCCCATCTCTTAGAGCAGAATTTCCTTGAGTCATTAAGGTTGCTGTGATAATAGGACGAAGCTTCTCATTTACCCTATCCTGCAACCAAGCTTCATGGTCTTCAAGAATACTTGGGCGCTTTGGTTTGCCTTCATCTTCATTGTTATTACTAGACCCTGCCGACCTTGCAGTTTTCAATTCATTAAAGCCAACTTCTAAATTACTCAATGTAGAAGTTACCTTTTCTAAGTTAGTCTGCAATGTAGTATTCTGACTTTCAAGAACACTAAACTTCGGTTCAAGCTCGGCAAGTTTTACTCTTGCAGCTTCTCCATCTTGAATCATCTTTAAAATCTCTTCCCTCGTCTTCCCTTGAAAGATTTCAGGAATATTCCCCACTTCATTCCATCCAGGCATTGCTTTTCTCCT